CTGGATCTGATAAACCTTAATCATTTCGTCTTCCTTCTTTCAACTTATAATTAACACTACCGTTCTTTTTAAAATATGTCAATCGCCGTAAGAAAAAAAAGCCGACTCGAAAGCCGGCTTTTTATTTTAAAGAGAAGAGTATCAAGATTTATGTGTTCGATAAACCACTTCTGAAATAAAAGAATCAAAAGTTTTTAACAGATCGATCCTAGCTAGGTCAGGATACTCAAGCACATCATCCTCTAGACCTATCCGCCCTGTGTCTACCAAGGTGTTGTCTGACATCATATACTCTGGACGCACACTGTATTGCATAGCAATTTTCAGAAGATCATCGCCATTCAGTAGATAGTTTTTTTCTCGTACCTCTCTTGCCAATAGATCCCAGTGAAAAGATTCCCTAGGTTCTCGGTTTTTCTTCAGAGCAACAGCGTAACTCCCTATAATTGCTTTGCGAATAATTTGTTCTGCGCTACGAACTGGAACATGATTAAGTTCTATAGAAAGAATTTTCTGTCCGCAGGTGGGTATATTGTCGACGGGTATATTGTCGTTCGATGCAGAGTGATTGCCTTGTCTAATGATACAATTTTTTGCATACTCATTACCGAGAATCACTTTATAATATTGTTCAGGCTCTACTCTTCTCTTTCTAAAATTTTCGTATAAAGGTGCACGTCTGTTAAAATAATCCGCAGATACAGGGCAATATGTTACCCACGGAACTACTGCGGTTTCATAGATATTAATCGAATTAGCAATTATTTCGTATAAGGAATTGCTATTATCAAAAGAGATAAATTCATCAGCATCGATTGGAAATATATAATCAAATTGATTTAACATTGCAATTTTACGCACAGCAGCAGTAGTATACTCGGATTGAATATATGCGCCATCTGTCAATCTGACATAATTAATTTTTAAACCAGTCTTTTGTAACTCATTTATAATTACTGGTGTAGTATCAGAACTCAGGTGATCTAGAATAAAAAATTCATCAAATGATCTGGAGTTTATTTTTAAAAATAACTCTATAATATCAGATTCATTACGAACCATACATAATGCGGCAATTTTTTTAGTATTAGGCATAATAAAGATCCTTTTATATATCCCCCTCTTTTCGGTTCTCAGAGTAGGAGGCATCGAAGGCACCGCCAGGGTATCGAGACTGTAGTTTGTTTATATTCTCGGCGAGAACATCATTCGGATCTAGGTCGAGTGCATTACATGCGTTAATCCAGTACCAGGCAATATCGCCTAGTTCCCGCTTCATATGGAAAATGTTTTCCTCGTTAAGAGGCTTACCCTGGAATAGAATCTTCTTGACAATTTCATTAAATTCACCGCCTTCACTACTAAGACCCGCTGCTGCTGCCATCAGTAGAGGTACGTTTACAGTTTCATGATCGTGTAGTGTGCGTAGACGATAGATCAGAGATTCGATAAACCTACTTTCATCTGATGCTAGTTCGAAAGCAAAGTCCGCGTACTTGTTTAGATCAATTACATTCATATTATATCCTTTTACCATTCGATATTATATCCATCTGAAGGTTTAAAAACAAACATCTTCAGATCTTTTACTTCATCCATCATAGCGTTTCCGCTATAGTTAGGATAAATACGTCCCTCTACAAAAATTCCTTCTTTGTAGATGTTGCAACCATAGTCTGGCCATTTGGGTTCGACTGGAGTGTTGAAAGTGGTGTAGGACATTTTATTTCCTTTCCTTCTCTATAATTAATAGTATTTTAGAAAGAAAAAGAAGTCAATGCCTCAATGGAATTTAATTCCTGTTTGTTTTTCGATAACTGCAATATCGACAGGTTTAGCTTGTTTGTTTTTCTTAACGTTGTCCGCCTCAAAGGCTTTAATGCTACCATCTTTTAGATATACGATCTTATAGATCGACGTAGGTACTGGAACCTTGTGCTTACCAATAACAGTGTTGTAGTTGGCATAGTAGGCACCGGTAACAACATAATTAAAAGACATGTCCCGGACAGAACTTTCTAGATTCTTCCAGGCAATACGATTTACGTTAGGGTATTGAGGGGTTATGTTAGTCATGAAGAATGTATCATAACTCTGAATGGCACTATACGAATCGGCAGCCGGTGTCATGTGACCACGGTCGAAACCAGTGTTTGTGTAATCCTCGGGGGTAGGAGAATTAACTACTGCTGGGTCACTATGGAATGAGCTAACACGAGGTGCTTTTTTACCTTTCGGATGGTCTATCTCAGTGGAGAACACGTTAGCTTCGTGCTTTGTATCATATACAGTTGCGTAAAAGGAGCGACATATAACTTGAGTGCCTGGTACAGCAATTTCTTTACCATTTGGAAAGAACTGATCGCACGGTGATGCATGTACAGGATTAGAGAGCAATAAAGAAGCAAACACTAGCAGTCTTTTCATAGTATAACCTATAGAATAATGTTGGAATGTCTAATATTTATAGTATGAAATTGTTTACAACGGTCCCGAGCCTTGTCTAACCAGTTGTTAACATCTTCTTCAAAGATCTGTGGAAGAATCTCTTCTTCCATAGCAATAGCAATAACCAATTTTGGATGATATAGCTGTGTCATTTCCCATAACATGTAAGAGTACATAGCTGCTTGAATAAAGTAATCTTCAATCCAGTCCCTACGCTTATTTTTTGCAGAGGTCTTAAAGTCAATAATAGCAGCGTGGTTGCGATAGTTAGCAACTAGATCCACAGACCCTGCTACTTTGAGCTTGTGAGAAAATAAAGAGCCTTCTGATACTCGTATGCCGTTTACATTTTCTGTTAAAAACTTTTCGAGTTGCTTAAACATCATTACATTAAGCGGCATCTCTTCTTTAAAATCTATAGGCTGATTAAGAACTAGTTTTTCACACATAAGATGGACAGCCGTACCACGTCTGCCGGAGCGTTTCATGGTACGGTCTGCCTCTTCTTCTCCAACTCTTTTACGCCATGCGTCTAGACCAGATTTATCTTTTGTATTGCCTAGTACTGTAGTAACAGAAGGATACCGTTCTCCTGTTGGCGTTTCGTAGTATCTCATTTCCCCATCGATACGTACCAGTTTAGGTAGTTCAATGAGATCAATATTAAACATCAATATAATCCTAGTTCATACTCCGCGATAATAAATGACTTCACAAATCCAGATCGCACAATATCATCAATACCAAATTGAACAGTAGTCATAAAGCCCATACGTTCAAACACTTTCATCATATCTTTAAGTCCAGACACTTCATTATAGCGTGTCGAAGATAGATCATCCTGCTTTGTATCTCCACAAAGTATTACTCTACTATTATCTCCAGTTCTTGTCAAGACAGTTCTTAGCTCAACATATCTCTGATTCTGAACTTCATCTACTAAAATAATTGCATTTTCAATAGTGGTGCCACGAAGATAAGAAGTAGTGTGGAATTCAATAATTCCTTTTTGTTTAAGAATTTCGTAAGCATCGTCTCGATTGAATAATTCACAGCAAATAGATCTGTAAGCCGCTTCGAAAATTTCTCCCTTTTCTTTAGCATTACCAGGTAGAAAGCCCTGATCTTTCGAAGACTGTGTATTGCGAATAATAACAAGTTTTTTACGGGGAGATTTTTCATTCATAATTTCGTTGAGCGCAAGAAACATACTTAAAAAGGTTTTTCCTGTACCAGCACAGCCATGTAAAAATAAATTTTTACCTAGTACATAAGCATCTACAGTTTTTACTTGATTGTCCGTGATCGGATAAATTTCTTTTAAATTAAAGTGTTGTTGTTTAATAGTCGGAACAAGTTTTATATTACCTTTTTCAGATAGTTTCTGTTGTCTTTTGGTTAGTCTTGGTGTACGTGCAACCATGGGAACTCCTTGCGGATCTATTATTGTGATCACTTTCCCATAATGTAAAGTCTATAGAGGTAGCCTGGATCTTGCCTTATTAACTGCCTCTCTAGTTTTAGATTCTTTAATTCCCTTAGACCCATGTACTTGTGCTAAAGGAGAATGGGGATTAGCAGCTGCGATACGACCTAGCATGTCATTAAATCCCGAGTCATTCTTGTGTGTAATACCAGCTATACCTGAAATTATTGCTGGGGTACATAGTACCTGCTGGACGCTAGGATTCGTTTTTAAATACTCATCCTTAGCAGAGAAGGAGAAGAGCTCTTCCCACTCTTCTCCTGTTTCTATATCTTTAAAAGCATACAGTGGCATTAAAATTCTTCATCTAAATATAGTAGGTCATTGACATCCAATGTCCTTAGAGCGTTGCGCATACGTTTTTCTTTTCTGCGATGCTTTAGTTCTTCTTGATAACCGCGACCAGTATAGGGTTCATCATCATAGTCATTATTCGAAAAACGATTAATATTCTTTTTAGCCATTGTTAGAAAAGTCCAGGAAATGCTTTTAGTACGATTTGTGGAGTTACACCTTCGTATGGTAACTTCTTGTCTTTAATTGCAATAAGAAGTTTAGCATCATTAGGCGAAATAGATTGTAGTAGATCTATAAACATAGCTTCTCGTTTAAGAGTCTTTAGATCATCATTGCCACCTTCTACAAATAGATACAGCCGGCGCGTTTCAGAATATAGCATATTATCTACATTAGGATATTCGCACTCAGTATAAGGAGGGGCGCCTTCAGGTAGTAGCCACTTGATACGAGGATCAAATGCTCCTTGTAGAATTGTACGCAAAGAAGAGCAGTCGTTTGCTTGCAAACACTTTACTTTTTCTTCATCGTTAGGTAGCTTAGAGGTATATTCAAGAATCCAAGAAATAGATTTACGAGCCATTATTTAATGTCCTAAAATTGATCAATATCGGTTAGAAGGTTCTTTAGTTTATGTTCTACAAAATAATTAAACAGCTTTTCACGCCCTTTTCCCTGTTGGTTGTTATAGTTATTCATAATATTCTGCTTCACGTTAGAAGGAATAAAGTTAAGATCTACTAGTTGTTCATTACGTTTGTAGCCCCGTAGCATATTCTCATCACAGAACGCCTCCGGCTCAGTATACTCAAGCCAGATATCTAGTTTCTTTGTAGAGATAGGCTTCTGCCTTACATCAAGGACAAAACAATCATCCTTAGAAAGAAAGTTAGGTACACCGTCTCCTTTATCCCCGCGCATAATATGTTCACGGAGATAACGTTCTGGATTGTTTTCTTCTAGAAATTTCTTGCGAACAGGATCGTACTGACGTACATTCATAAAGGTCTGGAGCTGCTTAAAGTCTTTATCACCAGATACGATAAGGATGCGTTCAGAAGTGTTACCGTGCTCTTGTACGAGCGTGCCAATAATATCATCTGCTTCTGCTGTTTCAATCTGAATAACTCGATACGGAAAATATGTTTTCAGTTCTTCTTTAATCTTATTTAGGATTTCAAATATTGCATTCCAATCAATCTCAGACTTTTCACGGTCCTTTTTACGATTGGCTTTATAGTATGGAAACAAAGAACGGCGCCAATAATTCTTATCATCACAGGCGATAATCATCTCGCCATACTCATTACGATACTTAGCATTATATGACCGTAAAGAATTAAGAATCATATGCCGCATTAGATCTTCTTCTACAGGAATATTGGTATGGTTACCAATCTGCGTCATAAAATTAGAAATCATTACTTGCGAGAAATCTACAATAATCACTTGAAATACCTCATTATATGAATCTATTTATACTATTCTTACTCGTCATCATTATTTAAAATGTTCTCTGTTTGCGCAATAGCTTCTTCTTCACTCTGAAACATACTATCGGCTGCATCTTGCAGAGGATGCTGTATTTGTACTGCGTTATATAGAGCTGATCTTAATGCTTCTACTACCATTGCCGTAGACTTTACACAATGTTCTTGATGTAGATCAAATCCCTCGTCATAACACATATTAAATACAAAAGACAACGCTTCATCTATTACATATTCAACATGTTCTTTGCGGGTTGCTTCCGCCTTTGAATACACCTCTTCAATAGACTGTGGAGGGGTATCTTTCTTTGCCTTAGGAAATACTACTACATTATTTGTCATTTAACAATCCTCAAAATAATTGTATCATTATTTATCCGACCGTTAGGCTTAGTATCATTAGTTTTAATTTCTTCTAGGAACTTTCGCAAGGCTACACGCCCGGCACCCAGTAGTGCAGGTACAGTAACTTCGGGTTTCCGTACACTCTTAGTGGAGGACTTCTCTATATCAAAACCAACAAGAGTAGTACCTTTGACTTGGATTCCATTTGGTCCAGCCGCATCGTACCGAGTTAATTTCCGATACTTTGTGTTATACGTCCATACCTGACTAGAGCCCACCATCTCTGCTGGGTTTACCGATACAATCTTTAATGCACCGTAGTCCTTTTGATACTTCAGATTCTTAATAAGATCAACCGCAGACTTTGTTTTCTTTTCACGCGGCTTACGTACCTTAGTAACCTTCTTGTTACCGCAGTATCGATCAATTAGAAGAACAAAATCCTCCCAATACTTCTTGAGTTCTATCCGATTTTTCTTTTCAACGCGAGTATCAAACTCGTCCGGCTCGTGGTCCCCTGCACACTTGGCATAGTAATCACGAAGTACATTAGCAGCCTGTATAGACGCTTCCTTACCAGTAAGCCACTCATAGATGTTTAGTTGCGGATCCTTGTCCACAGCTTCTTCGCAGTCAGTAATTAGTTGCTTAATCTTAGCCTGCACACGAGCCTGAATGTCCACAACAGTCTTATCAGGCTCTGCCTCTGAAGTCTCTTCTTTACCTCCAGCAGCAATCATAGTTGCAATGCGGCTCTTCATAAATTCAAAGTTTTTATCTGTTAGTGTATTGCCATTGGCAAGAATACGAGACAACCACCCTACAGTATTAATAGTGGCATACTTAGGTGCTCGTCGATATGCAGAGATATCTTGTTTTGAGTAACCCTGTTTCTTCATGTAATCGATAATCCAGACCTTAGCCTGCTCATTATCGTGCATGTAATTATACCAGTTCAGGGCAACTGAAATGTCAGAAACCTGAATGGGTTCGGGACCCATATACTTATCGTCAATAGATTTAATTTTGGACCGTGTAATCTGCTTAGGCTTCGTTTTAATCTTAACCGAAATAGCCATGTGTTCCTCGTTTTCTCCACACTATATCTTACAGTACCAGGTTTTTTTAAAAATGTCAAGCCCAAAATTTCTGACGAATATATTTTGCAATCATGTGCATTATTGCCTGATGGACATCTTCAGTGGCTTCATACTCTGGACAATCTACATGGACATTAACTCCATGTAGGTATTCTTCTGCCATTATCTTAGACTTACCTCCTTCGAATCCAGTGAGTGTGATAACATGCATCTTCTCTTCGATAGCGGCTTCGATAGCCCTAACAACGTTAGGAGAATTGCCAGAGCTACTAATAGTGATCAATACATCCCCTGGCGCCCCTAGACGTTCAATCTGATAAGCATAAACTTCATCGTATGACACGTCATTAGAAATAGCTGTCATCAGAGGAATGTTAGCTGCGAGAGAGTGTACTCTTACTTTAAGAAACTTTCCCTCTTCGGGTTTTAGATTAGAACATCCTTTAGTATAATCACAAGCCCAGTGCTGAGCAATAGCAGCCGATGCGCCGTTGCCAATAGTATAGATGTTTCTACGAGTCTTAATAGCTTCGCAGATAATATCAGCAGCCTTTTGAAAATTATATGGATCAATAGACTCTAGGCCATGTACTATAGCCTTAGTATGTTGAATATAAATCTTATCCAATGTATAATCAGTCTCTGTAGACAACTTTAGCTCCTTCTTGTGCAATTCTTACATCTAGACACACTCGGTCTGAAAATGATTCTTTCAGTTTATCTTTATCACGAGTTAATGCAAGCATAAACCCGCCGCCGCCAGCACCTAATAGCTTAGCACCAAAAGCACCGTTAGCAAGGCACCTATCATACATATTATCAATTGCATTATTAGAGATACCCGCATCCATTTGTTTCTTAAGATTCCAGGCAAGGTTGAGTAATTTACCGTAATCTTCTACTTCAGGTATATCTTTGCAATGTAGATCGGCAAGCAACGACAACTCGCGTATTACAAACTGGCGGGATTTAAAGTCAATATTATCAAGTATCTCCGCTGCATGTCGTTGAATATTGGTGGGTATAAGAACCATGGAATACTCAATCTGACCGGAATCCATTCTTGTCACAGAAATGTGATCCTCAATACTATATTTGATATAATTCATACCACCCATCGCGGCCGCGTACTGATCTTGCTTGCCGATATGCCAGTCACACATATTAATTTCAATATAGCAAGCTGTTTCTGCAATCTGAAAAGGATTATATTCAAGCTCTTTATATTCAGCAAGAGCAGCTACAAGAGCGCAAGTAAATGATGAGGATCCGCCAAGACCGGTCCCCATTGTAGGAATATCAGCGAATGATGTGATTTCGATATTACTATCAATACCAAAGTATAATAGAGCATTACGTACAATATCGTTTTTGATATTGTCAATATGGTATACAAGCTCTTGCTTCATATACGAGATTTTGATATGATCATGCGGAGTATGATTTACTGTAACATAGACGTATTTGTCTATTGCCATTGAAATTGTAGAACCTCCCCATTTCATATAGTGTGCGGGGATATCAGATCCACCACCGAAAAAGGAAACTCGCATGGGAGCTTTTGCCAAAATCATTACAAATTCCTTGTTCTAAACTTTTTATACCATTCCCAGGAGGATGTTACAATTTTTTCAAGATCGGTATGTATATATTCAAACCCAGTCCTACTGATAAACTTATCGTTGTTAGCGATTAACGCTGGTGGATCACCAGGTCTCATAGGTCCGTATACGTATTCAAGCTCTTCACCTGTATACTTTTGAAAAGCTTCTACTATTTCTTTATTAGTAAAACCTTCTCCGGATCCTAGATTAAAGGTATGTATGCCAGGATTAGTTTCTAAATATTCAGAAGCATGTAAGTGGGCGCGGCAAATATCTAGAACATGCACATAATCACGAATACAAGTACCATCCTTTGTTTGGTACCCATTCCCGTTTATCGTAAAGCATTTCTTATCATAAATTGCAGAACAGATCTTAGGAAGAATATGATCCGAATCTAAGTGATCCCCGGTTTTACTATGTGCGCCAGCTACATTAAAGTAACGAAAAATAACGCAATCAATTCCTGCTTTCGAACAAATATCCTCGATAGCCTGCTCACACATTAACTTAGAATGCCCATACGGATTACAAGGAGATTTCTCTTGATGTTCATATGCCTGGTAGCCGTCTTCTCCATAGACAGCAGCGGTAGAAGAGAAGATAAATTTACCCTTCCAGCCCAGACCATGAAGATTACCTAGCAGCTTAGCTGTTTCCCCGATATTATTCCAGTAATAAAGAGCTGGGTTAGTAACTGAATCAGCAATAGCAGCAGAGGCTGCAAAGTGAAAGATATGTGTAATTTCCTCTTTTACAACCATCTGTGCCAGTTGTAACTCACTAACACTCACACTCATATATAAATCTGTTAAGAGATCAATAGATGTATGTGTATAGTTATTATCAACTCCAGTACAGAAAATTCCAAGCTCTTTCATCATCTCTACCATCACGGATCCAATGTACCCTCTGTGACCGGTCACTAGTACTTTCATATTGGCAATTTTCCATCGGAGTCAAAGAAGTGTTTGTCGTTGAATGCTTTGTCGTCAATCCAGATATCGTAGGATGGCTTTCCGAGTCTAATTTCATGATACTTACATCCCCATGAATCTAGTTGCTGTTTAGTGAGCTCAGACCAGTCTAAACCAGACCCAGAACCTCGTGCTGTCCAGTAATTAATAGTATGGCCTTCATCGAACAGAGAATTTATTTTAGAGATACGATCTAGATTAGGTATCGAGTTTTCATAGTCCCATTTGCCGTCAACCATATAAGTATCGCAAATAGTATTGTCTATATCGACAATATAAATCATGGCTTGTACTCAAAGTAATTACTTGTTGCGCGTATAGGTGCTAGTGATTTAGAGGGCGCAGTTGCAACTACAGATTCAAGTAAATTTTCCCAGATCTTAGAGATGTTGTTGATATGGTATCGATGATCTGCATACATCTTAACTAACTGTAGATAATTTTGCATTTCTTCTGTATTAACTGTGCGTATAGCATGTACCATCATCTGAAAAAAAAGATTAGCATGTGCATTCTTATCTTCCAAGAAAGTATATGTCATTGCTAAGTTACCAGTACCTTCTACGATACCTCCATAATTAGGTGCCACTACCATAGCACCCCCAGACATCGCTTCAGCAATAGACTGAGAATTACATTCCATCCAAATAGATGGATATGCTAGGATGTGTGCTTTTTCTACATAGGAACGCACTACATCGTTAGACTGGAAACCATGGTATGTGATATTAGGATGATTGCGACATCGGTCGTATAGAATTTCGTAATCCGCGTCTCGTTGTTCCCAGCCATAGATCTTAAACGAAGAGAATACGTCTAAATGTATATTAGGGAAATGCTTGCACAGTTCTTCGAATACAGGTATTAGAATCTCTAGACCGCGTTGAGGTGTAGATGTATAAATGAGTCTGATAGTATTGATATCTTTAGCAATAGGTTGAAGAGGTATAATTCCTGTATTAATAACACTAATATCAGGAGAGAAGGGAATATTTAGAACATTCTGAAATTGATTGTATTGCCAATTACCACAAAAAACAATCTTATGGAAACGTGCGATGGAGGAAGATTCTTTTAGATGTTGTAGTTCCGGATCCCACGGCAAATCATGCACCCAATAGATACGATATTTGTCTTCTTCTAGCTCCCGCACACGCGATAATGTGAATTGAAATTGATCTGTAAGCTCTGTGGGCAGATAACTGAACAAACGTTCAGCCATCAATTCTGATCCACCCTGAGATTTAGCGTTCTGTTCATTACGCTTAAATGACATAAAATTTTATATCCTCAATGGTATCAATATTAACAGAACGCCACGCACCTGCTTCTAAATCCCATACGGGTAGAATATTATCAATGGGTTCACGAGTACGGTCTGTTTTCTTTTCATAGACTATAGTGACAGCTTCGTCAAGCGTACACTTCATAATCCGCTTGGTACCGTCTTTTTTTGTAAAAGTAATATCAGCTGTATGTTGACGTAGCTGATTGATAAGTTCTTGCTTACTCGGCAAGGAGCTCTGGTTTGTTGTCGAAGTAGTCTCTGAGATCGTCGTATCCACCAATTTTCACTCCATCAATAATAATAAGGGGGGCAGTTTTTTGTTCAGGAAATTGTTCTACAAAATCTTCTGTTAGAATATCTTTACTAATAATGGTTTCAGTAAAGGGTATGTCTTTAGAGTCTAATAGTCTCTTAGCATTTACACATGCAGAACAGTGAGGCAGAGTATAAACAATTATATTCATTCTTCAGTCTTTCCTTTATAGATACCATAAGAGATATTCTTTGGATTGCCATAATAAGAATTAGCACGTACCTTAATAAAAGGCATATTCTTAGACGGACCTGGAATAGTGATCCATGGATTCTTACCCTCTCGCCATGCCTTCAGTTTATTGAGCGCCTTGTCGATCAAGGGAACCCCTCTTGATGCCGCTTTAAGAGTACTCGCGGCCACATTACTATGAACGCCTTTAGAAACATAAGTCTTACGTGTTACTTTTTTACCCATTATATATCACTCCTGTTAATTATTATATTTAGCACCTTTATCCAATAAAGTCAAGCCTCGCTCTCTATCTAAGTAGGTGTATTCTACTTTAGATGGTTCAAAAGATTCAATAGCTGCAAATACATCTTGAATATTGAGCGTAGAACAGGTATAAACATCCATCTGCATTAAGGCAGGTTCACACTCATCCCAAACATGGACGCTAATGTGACTCGTTTCAATTATAGTGACTGCTGTCAATCCTTGATTGCCTACCATTTCAGAATATACTGAATACGGACCCATGAGAATCTTCATACCGATTTGTTCGATGAGACTCTTCATCCATAGATTAATAGCTGTTGTACATTTAGGAGGATTGTTTAGTTCAGCACGTACAATTAAATGCTTATGTTCAAGTACCTGGGACAACTCATGGGATTCCTTTATCGTTTAATGTTTTTAAATATTCTTTGAGGATATTAGATCCTCCTATACGCACATTAATAATACCATTATAATAATTATCTGTCTCTAGAACACGGCGTTCGAATTGCACTTTTGCTTCTAGATAGCTCGCAATACCTCTACTTGGACAAAAATGCAAGATCTCTCTAATAAAGTTTTCGGGGCCTAGTAGATCAACATCTGCTTTAAGACGTTCACTAGACCCCCAGTAATCTTGCCAATCGCTTTCTTTAGTAGATCTTCTTTTATTCTTTTTACCCTTAAGAGGCGGTTTTGTAGTTTTAAACTTTGCTAGTTTTTTACCAACATACATCATATTATTTGTTTTGTTGGTAATTAAATACACGAATGCTTCACAATCCACAGGTAACTCGTGGACCTCTTCATTTTTATACACCCAAGCCAAAATATCGCTCCACAATAAAAAGAGTAGTGGAGTTATTTATTAACTAGAAATCCTCTTCATCTTCATCTAGTTCTTCCTCCAGAACATTGCCACACAACGGACAATATGTTACTGGTTCTAGACTTTCGCTAATGACTCTAAACTCTTCACCGCAATCGGAGCAGTTAATCCATTTCATTATTTGAGTCCTCTAAATTTTTTATTTCTTGAATAGCTCTTTGTAACGCTTGAATTTCTACACCCATGTCATGGATACCATGCGCGTCTTTATTACGTAGGAATACTCCTGCCATAGCCCAGCAGATTTTTTCACGATGCTCTAAATTAAAAAGAACTTCTTCTTTTGTTCTCATAAAGAAAAACCTTTAAATGAATCTTGTGTAACATCTTGTTTAACCGAACCAGTAAGGTAAGATGAAATTTGTGTTTCTTGTGGTGCTACTTGTACATCTGATCCAGCTATCCAGCGTTGTGTCCAAGGTAGTGGATTACTACTCGCCTTATATTGAGAATCGAGACCAATAGCTCTCATACGTTTATCCGCAATCCATTCTACATAAGAGCACAGTAGCTTTTCGTTTAGACCGATCATCGAACCATCTTTAAATAGATAACGTGCCCAGTTCTTTTCTTGCTCGACCACTTTATAAAATATGTCAATACACTCAGATCGTGTCTCTTCTTGTATGCGTGCAAAGTCTGCATCTTCTTTCGGTAGAAGTTTGAGGAGCTGCTGAGTTGAGGCGAGGTGAACATTCTCATCACGGGCGATGAGTTTGATAATCTTCGCGTTGCCCTCCATCTTTTTGACTTCCGCGAATGCCCAGCTACCATATGTGTTCGAAAAGATTCGTTATTTCTTTTCCGGGTCTTACCCTGCTTATAGTTTCCCATAAGATCAGACTATATCATCACCAAAAGGTGTGCTGTGTTTCCCGATCACTTGATCAGTACTCTCCGAAGAGATAGTCGTTGAACTTCCACCTTTGCCTAAAGATATCCACATATATCCACAATATTTTTTTCCTGTTTCATATGCTTTTTGTATACTTCTTCGTTTTGTGTTAGGAGTATGTTTAATTGCATCTGATATTCCAATAAAGATAACTTCATCATTTGTCGCAACATCGATACGTTTTACTCTAATTGAATTGACTAATTTAGCTTTCATTGAGTTGTTACGTTGGATGTCGCTATTCAAGAAATGATGTGTGCCGTCAATAATACGGTTTCTACTATTTTCCGCACCGATTCCTTTACAAAAGGGATGAATTCCCGCTTCAATATTTTTACGGTTTCTTTCTGACACTGCATTTCTTGATTCTTCAGTCTGAAAATTATGTATTCCTTGTGAAGAATATTCTTTATTTCTATGAGAAATGTTATCTTTATGAATTTGTGAATATTGATAATAATCACCAGAAGATTTCAACTTTTCTTGTTGGTCTCTCTGATAACTACCATCACCTAGCCAATGATGAATACCTCCCGAAACTCTTTTTTTAGCTGCAATAGAATTTAGTTTTGATATTTCAGCGATATCTTTATCCCAACGCATTCTTATTGCGGCTGCGGCTTGATAATCATTTTGTTCTAGGTGTATTAGATAGTGGTCTTCGATAGATAGTGCAACAAGATTTTTTATATCATTGTTTTTTCTATCACCGTCGATATGATGGATATCATAAGTTCTTCCTGTATCATCAACAGGAATACTGCCATGATGTTTTTTATAAATCTTTCTATATGTCATAGTTTATCTCCTAATATATAGTTATTTATAAAAAAATACCCATCTTCAAGCAAAAGTGTTAGCTGCTGATTGTCCAATCCTACAACTTATTAAAGCATTCATATCATATTACATGATATTGTAGCATGTAGGCTCTAAGGAGTTTCCAGCAATTAACAGCATTTTAATTGCACATATATGTCTATGCAAACGAAACGTAGAAGCGAACACCTTCTAATGCATTAACTGCATTTAGTGTCAACCATAGTCTCTTTTTATGTTCATATTGTGTTAATACGTGTTTCATTATTACTCCTTTTCTTCTTGGATAATTTCAATTTCTGACTCATATCCATGAGTATTTACTAAATTTGTATATTCAATCAACTCATCATAGTACTTACTGATACTAGCAGCACAATCAGCTATTTCCTGGATCCCCAACATCTCATCAAAGACTCTGGAAGGGTCAGAATAGACGTTGCGAATGATATGAGTGTAAGAGCGGGAGTGAATTGTTTCACTAAACGCCCAAGTCTGGATCCAGGTTTCCAATTCAGGAAGCGAACATATAGGGAGAAAAGCCAAAGATGGAGCACGACCCTGTACACTATCAAGAAGGATTTGACGCTTGAGATTAGACGTAAAAATATGTTTTTCATGATCGTTTAAGCCTTTAAAATCTTTACTATCTCGTGATAGTTCTACCTCTTCAGGCCGCCAGAAAAAAGACAACTGTTTCTCAGTTAGCTTTTCAAACGTAGGATACCGTACCTTGTCATAACGAGCAACATCTACAGGTTCCTCGAAAAAACAATTACGGCTAAGATGATTTTTTTTATTATCTATATTAAAGACTGACAAGTTTATTCTCCGTCTGGGATCCATTCGATCCAGTGATATGGTACTACTCTATGTATTTCTTGCCCGTTAGGATGTTCTAGTGTAAGTTCCACAGCGGATGATCTAGGCTTTCGACTAAAATAATCAATAACTTTATAGGTCGTTCCTGCATCTTCCCACATATCGCTATTAATTTTTATATATTCTGGCATGTTTAGAATCCTGTTAGTAACTGGTCGTATATAACAGTATCAGTATATAAATTGAACCCTTCTATATTGAATACTATTTTACGGTTTGGATTATTCAACATAATCCAATTTTCATACTTGTAACGATTTTCTGCGTAATATGGCATTGGCAATGTGGAGATATAATCTGTTTTAGACCAAAAGAAATTACCACTCATAATAGCTGGATTAAAATCCGTAACACCAACCACATCATGATCTTTAATATCATACAGTCGCATTCTCCACTGATTAATTATAATCTCATTCAGTAGTTCTCGCCAACATTTAGTTTGTACTCCGATACTTAGAACACCCTTAGTATGTATATATACTACTATTTCTCCAGGAAAATTTATACTATATTCCCACATAGGAATGAGAGTGGCCCCTTCGTATAAATTTTCTTCGCCGACATCTCTATATTGTATATAACTAACAAAGCCATAACGTTTTTTAATATATTCATCTACTATATTTTTAAAACTTTCAAATACGTACTGCCCCAACCGTTGTAAGTATACAGGCATAGTAATATAAAGTCTAACATTTGCTACCTTAGATAAACCAGATTTTTCAATTACCCCTAATTGTTCATCCAACCACCAATTCCAGAATTCAGCACGATGATCTTCTGGAATATAGACATGATAAAATATAGTTATTTTACTCATATTTTATAAACTCTTTATAAATGTTAGATTTTACAACTATCGCAATCCGTCTCATCAACTTCACCAGACGATAAAGGAGTATCTAGGTTTAGTTCCCCGGCGCCATCATTAGTATTGAAGTAATAAAGAGTTTTACCACCGTACTTATAATGCATTAATATATGCCCGATCATTTCAGACATAGGAATTTTTCCGTCTTCATAATGAGCAGGATTATATGATGTATTAACAGAGATGGCCTGATCAATAAATTTCTGTAGAACAGCCATAATCTTTAGATAACCTTCCGGAGACTTCTGATCCCATAGCAATTCATATTTATTCTTTAGACGACTTATACCAGGAACAACCTGCTTAAGTACACCATCCTTTGACTGCTTGATAGAAACAAGACTACGTGGAGGCTCGATGCCATTAGTAGAATTAGAGATCTGCGAGCTCGTTTCAGACGGCATTAGAGCCATTAATGTAGAGTTACGAATACCATGTACACTAGCTTTCAATGCTAGACTATCCCAATCCATCTTGTAAGTTGGACTTACAAGTTCGTCTACTTCCTTCTTATATGTATCAATAGGCATTACTCCACTGGAGTAAAGAGTATCTGTATGCTTAGGGCAAGGTCCGAATTCTTCAGCTAAGTCTACCGAAGCCTTGATAAGATAATAACTCCATGCTTCAACATATTCATGAATAAGATCAAGGTTTGGATTAGAATAATTAGTGTCATTACGAGCCAGCCAATAAGCAAAATTAATAATACCGATGCCCAAAGGACGGCGATTGCGAGTACCAATAGCAGCGGCTCTAACAGGATAGTCCTGATAATCCAATAGGGCATCCAGAGCGCGTACCGCAAGGGTGCATGGCTTTTCGAAATCATCTGGCTTTTTAATCTTTCCGATATTGATCGCCGAAAGCGTACAGAGAGATATTTCTGCATTTTCATCATTAATATCCTTTAGAGGAGAGGTTGGAAGCGTAATCTCTGTACAGAGGTTACTTATCTTAATCAATGCCTTCTTCTTATCAAACGAACCGTGATCATTAACATGATCGACATTCATCAGATAGATTCTTCCGGTATCCTTTCTTTCTTGCATAAAGATTGAGAAGAGATCAATTGCAGCGATGGTCTTTTTTCTGATTTTGGTATTTCGCTCATATTTCTCATAGAGTGTACGGAACGCATCAACATCTCGAAAGAATGCGTCGTAGAGATCCGGGCAATCATGAGGTGAAAAGAGGGTGATATTGCCTCCAGAAAGAAGTCTTTCATACATAACCTTATTGAATTGCACACCATAATCTAGGTGACGAATGCGGTTGTCTTCTGTTCCCTTATTGTTCTTTAGGACAAGAAGATCTTCCACTTCGTAATGCCATAGGGGGTAATAGAGTGTCGCCGCTCCACCTCTGACACCACCTTGGCTACAAGATTTGACAGCAGTCTGAAAATGTTTCCAAAAAGGAATAACACCAGTGTGACTAGCATCACCATTCCGTATAGGAGATCCAATAGCCCTAATAGAACCGCCACCAATACCAATACCTGCTTTTTGTGAAACATATTTTATAATACTCGATGCAGTAGCGTTGATGGAATCAAGAGAGTCATCAGTCTCGATAAGAACACACGAGCTAAACTGACGTTGAGGAGAGCGAACTCCAGCCATAATTGGAGTAGGAAGAGAAATATCAAAAGTACTGATTGCATCGTATAGCTCCTTTACCCACTTGATTCGATCTTTCTTGTAGTTCTGAAATAGTGTCATGGCAATCAACATGAAAGCCATCTGAGGTGTTTCGTAGAACTGACCAGTAACACGGTTCTTGATTAAGTACTTACCCCGAAACTGTTCCATAGCTGCATATGTCAGCAGATTGTCACGGTCGTGATCGATGTAACGATCAAGTTCTTTCCACTCTTCATCAGTGTAAGCATCAACTAATGCTTCGTCATAATATCCTTCGTTCTTAACATAGAAATAGTGTGCAGATAGACTGTTTGGCTCATACTTACCATACACTTCCTTACGGAGGTTATAGTTGATCAACCGACCAGCCACATACTGATAGTTAGGAGTTTCTTCAGTAATAAGTTCAGAGGCAGCTTTAATTAAAGTCTCATGTATATCTGTAGATTTAATTTTGTCATAAAACTGAATTCTTGATGCAAGTTCTACTTCACTAACAGATACGTTAGAAAGATTTTCACAAGCCCACTCTATTACCTTATGGATCTTATCAATATTGAGTGGTTCTTTTTGTCCATCTCTCTTGACGACATTAATCATTTTTATTATTTTCCTCTTTTATTTTAGTTAAAGACCAAGAACCATCACCGTTATCTGACCAATTTAACGTATCACCTTCTTTAAATCCAGCCTTTTCAAACAGATTAGATACTATATAGTACTCGTCATTTTCTTCATCATAACGAAGAGTGGTAATATCTACATATTGTTTCATAATTTAAGCCAACGATTATTTTCAAGAGACCATGCAATAACCTGCTTCAAACGTTCTCGTACAGGTTGTGGTGTCCAGCCCATCTTCTCCATCTTACTACCATCAAGAGCGTATCGAAGATCGTGTCCAGGGCGCTGTGAATGGAAGTCCACCATTTCATAGTTTAGAGTCTTACCCTGCGCATCCGCAATAATTTGAGCTAGTTCAAGATTATCGAGTTCTTCAGCACCTACGATATTAAACTTCTGACACTTAGCACCTCCAAAGTCAACTGGAAGTTTATCCATACCCTCATAGTTGAGCAAGAACAGAAGAGCGTCTGCGACATCAGCAGCGTGAATATAATGACGAGATCCAGCTTTAGTTTTCTCTGGATTTGAGTGAATTGTAATTACTTCACCATCCCGAGCTCTCTTAATGCACATGGGCACATACTTTTCGGGATGTTGACGTTCCCCAAAAACATTCATCGTGTGAGTGATAATTGCTGGTAGCTTGTAGGTATTTTCGTATGCGACAACAATTTCCTCACCACCTGCCTTGGATGCTGAGTAGGGATTTGTAGAGTTGTAGCGATCGTTTTCCTTGTACTTAACACCATTGGGTGCTGGTCCAAAAATTTCATCTGTTGAAAAGTAGATGAACCGTTCGAGGTTATCTTGATGACGTGCAAATTCGAGGATATTAGCTGTGCCGACAACATTGTCTAAAATAAACTCCATAGGATAATCGATTGATCTATCAACATGAGATCCAGCTGCGAGGTGTGCAATATAATTCACACTCCCACAAAGATTACGAATCTGAGGATTTAGTTCTGCCTTAAGATCATGATGTACAATCTTGACACGCTTACGTTCCTCAACAGGATGCGACATAACGACTTCGTTAAGGCGGTTAAGATTCCCGGAATAGTCTAGACGGTCAAGAGATACAATGTTCCAATCTGTTTCGCTTAAAACCTTATCAATAACGTGATGAGCAATAAAGCCAGCGCCGCCAGTAATCAAAATAGTCTTATTCATTATTTTATATCCACCTTTTCATAGTTAAACGTTTTGTATGTTTTTATGGAACTGTACCTCAGGATTTGGTACGAATGTTGTCTAGCATTGCCACCTCCGTGAACTTATCGTGGACTCTGGTATCTAGATCAAACCTCTAGTATATTATAATTTATATTTTATAATATCAAGAGAAATACTTAATCCATATTTCTCTTGTTTCATTGGTGTAATGTTTTAGATGACACTGATTTAACCATACATTTATCTTTGGAAAACGATAAATGAGATTTAATTTTCTCGCAATATCATCACTATCAGTGGGCTTTGCATCAAACCAAGGGTTGGACCAGGGAATTTCTCTGCTCCCTAAAATAGGGACCCCCTGACTAATATGGTCTGCACATACAATATTGAAAGTCTCACTGAAACTGCATTGCATTCCAATATCCATTGACGCACATAGTTTAAGGAATTCTTCTCTGGGTGTCCACTCATGGACTACCAGCTTATGTCCATAATCAGAAAGATGGTTAAACATCCCTCTAAGATTATGCATCATAGGGTCTCCCTTCATTTCAATTCTTCCGCCATTTATATGGAATCGTAATTGAAGATCTCTTTTATTAGCAAACTTGATTGCAGCAATTGCTTGAACCATATGGTTTTTAAGAGGACGAACTGCACCAAAGCAACTAATATCAATCCATTCTTTTCTATTATGTTTCTTTGTTGTGTACTCTTGTGGATAAAAATTAGGCAGATAGAATACACGATCTTCTATTTCTTCTGGGTATTGAAAATTAGCAGTAGCTAGATATGTTCTAAGTTCATTCAACATTCTAGGAGCATTAACACCAATACTTATTTGAGGAAATTTAATGTATTCACCCAACCAATCCATTGCCATTCCTTCACCTGCCATGAAAGGCATTTCGCTGTGAATTCTGACAATCCATTTTACATTAGGATGTAGCTTAGTAAGAACTTTAAATTTACTAGGTACAACCCATAGTGCTTCAATAATTACATGAGTTGGTTTATGTAAATTTACCAATCTATCTATGCAGTTATTGTCAATAGCAACTTCTAGTGCACTTTTAACACCAGATTCGTTTAACATATCATTCATAAATGCTGCAGAATTATATAATCCAGTAGATAGTCCTTTTGCACTGTGTGCAATAGCATTATAATCTTGTCTTCTTTTTAGAATGAATAATACTTTACACGACATACACATTTACTCCAGCTAGTCTGGCTATTCGAATAACCTTGTTATTTATAAATTGACCAGATTACGGAGTACAACTCGTTTAACATATTCATAAACCGAATATAGCACTTTGATGAAGTACTCTGATTGTTTAGTATCTATGTCATAACAAGATAAAAAATTATTACTCATCTTTCATAGCCCCAACAATAGCAGGAAATTGTTCAGCGATGATTTCCCAGCATTGTTCTGCTACAATACGATGTTCTTTTTGGGTGTCCCATTGCATACGTAGATTGCAATAGTGAGCCCAGCTACGTAGTGAACCTTTCATAATAATAACCGATTCGGTCATACCTTCGGGAAGAACAGCACGAGCCTGTTCCTTAGCAATACCATTTTCAATAGCCCACTTGTATGCTTTGGTTGCAAGATTTTGTACTGATTCCTGGGCACCGAGCCATTGATTTTCTAGCTCTTCATCTTCTACATCAATGGATGCCTGTCGATTCTTGGTGTCCTGTAGTCTCGCTTCCCTTGTAACAAATCCAAGATTCTTGGTTGGATCGGCGTAACGCTGACTGTACTCTTGGAATGAGAAAGAACGATGCCGCAGGATCTGACGGGCAATATCTCTGGTGGTCTTGATTTCGATTGATACATCTACCATCTCCAACGGACTCCAATGCTTATCACGAAGTAGGGATTGAATCAGTTTAGGAGCTGTAGCATGGTTTTGCTGGTTAGCTGGATTCGATACACGAGCACACCAACCGATTAGTTCCTGTGCAGTATCACAACCTGTATACTTATAATTCGGTTGAGTAATGCTTACAAGCTTAACTTCACTCATTTATAAATTCCATCCTTTAAAGCATACATCATAATAGCACCAAACACGGCAAGAAGAATACCAATTATTCCAAGAGGTACACCAATAAGCCATAATAGCCAAACAGGAATATTAATTGTCACTCTTTATCACCCTTCATAATGTTTCTCTGCCAGTTTATTATAAGCATCAGCGGCTTTATGTCCTTCAAGATTTCTACCATTCATTTTGCTATCAATTAAATATAAATCATAATGCTCTGCTAATGTTCTACGAGCAATTCCTACAGCTTCAGCCATGGTCATTTCTTTACTCCTCATCTGTTCATCCAATCTTGAAGTGTTTCTTGAATATATTTGAGCAGCTCTATCTTTCTCTCATCATTGATGTCTACAGCTATCTGCTTGATTTTTTCTAGTAGTTCCATAGCTTCTTCATAATCACTCATCGTCTAATCCATATATCTTTACAAACTCTTTACGAATACGTTCAGCTTCCCGCAGGTTGTCACGTGTACTATTAAGATCGTAGATGTTAGTGTTGTCGATCCTCTTAGCCAATATTCTAGCCTGACGATCTAGTTCTTCTACAGTCATAGTTCACTAATCCTTTTTATTTTAGCCTCTTGCTCACCTATGTCTCGTAGAAATATAGCCTTCATATCTTCAGCAGAACACCCCTTGTGTTTACGTTTAAGATCTTTTAGTATCATTTCATTAAATGCAATTAAGCGATTCTTAGTCATAATATAATACCCTTATTCTATCAAAAGATATGTCTCTGTTGTTTTTTACATTCACCACACGCTCGAAATTGCTGTGCCCTCCCATCAGGAAGAGATCTGGGTTGATCCCAAACACTCCAGTCGTGCCAGCCAATTCTACATAAGAACTTCTTAAAGATTAAAATATACATTGCATAATTAACTTTTCTTCCACATTGCAAATTTTAACTTAGCCTCTAGACCATTGTATGTATTTTGTTGTATTAGGTCAACAATCTTTTGTATACTCATACCAGCCATGTGCATATCATTTATATCTTTCAACTCTAGGCTATTTGGCCATATACATACACGATACCCAGAATCAATAGCTCGAGCTATCTTTTTGTTGATATCTTTGTTACGAGGTTCGTTATCATAAACAATAATAAACTTAGACATATCTTCTGTAACATAATTAAGATTAGACGTAATATCAGAACCAGCAGAAGCAATTGCATTAGGCAAGAACATCGAATCTATAGGTCCCTCTACGACATATATATCCTTGTTAATATCTACTGTGTCCAGACCATATAACTTAGGTTTATCCTCATCTAGCATGATGGTTATATAGCGTAGGGCAGTAGTCTTCTTAAAAGAACGACCTTGGAATCCAAATAACTTGTTTTCTTTATCTAGGAAAGGTATAATGAGTCTTGGCTCTTCTCGTGTTAAGGATTCAGTATCAAACTTATCAGATATAAATGAATTAACCCATTTCTTAAATTCTTTACAAAAAAATAACTTATAATGATATTCAGTAGGAATCTTACGGTTCATCACATACTGTTTAACAACAGACTCTGGACTAAATGAAGAGATCTTCTTTAACTGCTTTAGAGGTGAATCATTAACAAAGATAGGAGGCTTCATCTTATCAGCAAATTCTTGTACAGGAGACTTGTTCTGTTCCCTGATAGGCTCCGAAGTCAACTTATCTTTAATATACTCGTCGTATAGACCAGGATCTATATACTTGACTAACTTAGGAACATCAATACTAGGTATACTGCAATTATGACAATAGTATCGTAGCTTACCTTTTTTAAGGTAAACATAACCACGTGCTTTTGATTTAACTTTGGAGTCTCCGCAATACGGACAACTAAAGTTCCACTGGTTGGAACCTTTACGTTTAAAGTTTCTAAGTCGAAACGATAGTAGTGATAGATACTTTGAATCTAACCATACTAGTGACATAATAACCTTTATCCATTATATGATATTAACCTACATATCTGATTATACAGGTCTCATAGATAATGTCAAGTAGTTATCCGAACAAATGAGGAAAGTCTAAATGTCTGACTATCACGCCTAGTACAGTTGCGGCGCCCATCAATGTCCACATCCATTTCTCCACACGATTGACTTTACCCTTTAGTTCTTCGTGTTGCTTCGTAGATTCTGCACGCATTTCTTTAATCTCTACTAGAACTTTATTCTGTGTAGCCTCTATTTCAGAATATAAATCAGCTTCTACTTTTTCGATACGCTTATAAACGTCTCTAATAGATATGTCTGTTTCTTGTCTACGCTTTTCTACTAGCTCTTGTAAACGTTCTTGTACTTTTTCTTGAAATTCTAATCTATTACCTTGTACGGCGAGAAGTTGTGATACTGTAGTAGAAACTTCAGTTAGCTTTTCTATAGTTGTGTCTAGACGTTCTACTAGGGTTCCAACCTGAGTCATGTCT